CTAATGGATGATTACCATCAATTTTAACAGTATCATCATTAATCTCAAGAATTTTTACATTGATAGGACCTTGTGGACCCATACCTTGTAACATTTGTCCAACTTCAACACCTTCAGGAAACTGAGATTTAGGAACATCAACAACCATTTGGTCATTAACATTACCATAGGCTTGGTCAGATTCGATTTCAACAGTTTTCTTTTCACCTTCTATCATATCGATAAGTCCTTTTTCAAACCCCGGAATTAACATTCCTTGACCTAACGTTACATTCAAAGGTTCTCTACCTTCAACTAATGAAGAATCGAATATAGTACCATCTTCTAATTTACCTGTGTAGTTAACACTTACCGTGTCACCATTTTTAATTTTCTGCATAAAATATTTATTTTTTACAAATGATAGTCAATAAAATTGTGGGAATCAACATTTTAAAAAAATTTGTTTTTAATAATTAAAATTACTATTTTTGTTTAAATATTAAAAATAAAACAATGGGAGAATTTTTTAAAAAACTTAAAAAAAAATTATCGATTAAACTATACAGATTATGTAGAAGTTTAAGTATAACTGAAAGTAGACCTAAATTAGATTCAATTCAATTTGAAATGGCATCAACCATTAGAAGAATGATGAGTAACCAAGAGTCTAATTTATTAATTGCCCCAATATCTAATGTCTGTTATATTGAATGGAAACATTATTTTATTAGATTTGGTGATTCATCGGCAACCATAACAAATGGTAAATTCTCATATTACATTTGGTTGCCAAGTGCAACTACCGATAGATTAAAAAGACAATTCTATAATCACTCAGAAGAACGTAGAGCGAAATTGGAGGGTGTATATGATAAGAAGACGTTGAAAAACCTTAAAACTGTCTCAGGAGAGTTGTCAAAAGAACTTATTTCTTCAAGACTTCAGAAATAACTTTTTTCAATAAAGAGTTAAATGATTCATTTTTTTTCTTCTTAGGAACATAATGAGTCATTTTTGGTAAATTACCTGTACCTGATTTAGAATGGGTTTTTTCAGCATTACGTTTTTGTTGACACGCAGATTTCTTTTGAGAATCAGTCATTTTAGCAGCAACACCTGCAGCACGACATTTAGGATATCCTTTATCCGTTGCGTTTGGTCTACCACAAGGAGGATGTCCCCCACCTTCTTTTTTTTGACATATATTAACCCAAGGTCCTTTTGGTTGTTTACTCCCCTTAGGTTTCTTTTTGGTACCGAACCAAACCCCCAAGTCCTCAACAATGGTATCTTCGGTAATTTCAACCCATTCTGTAACGATGGGAACTATTTTTTTATTTCTACCAGGAGTTTGATTTATAATACTACCATCTTCATCACTATTGGTTAATTCAGGGTGTTTTTCCAAATACTTGGAAATCTTTTTGGCTCTATTCTCAATCTTATTAATTTGTTTTTTTGGTACATCCATTGAACCATCATAACTATCATATCCCAACATAGCGTCATTATACTTAGACACAGGGACAGTAAAAGGTTCCATATCAATTTTCTTGAATATTCTAAGTCCTGGTTGTAATGGACCGTTAAACGAACCCCTTCCATCAGTACTCATAGCTTCATTTAAATTGGAATTACTGTACCAATTTCTAACATCTTCTTCAAGTCTATCTCTATACTTATTCATTTTTATAATTAACTTTATTATAAATATTTGAATAATGGAAAATCTCTTACAAGATAACGAAAATAATAAATTCCCCATCGGACAACTATTCGACAGTATAAATTATTATACAATTGAAGACTTTGATAAGTTCGTGTCAGGTTTAAATAATGAACAATCATTATATTGTTTAATTCAAGCCGTTCAATACTCTTTTTCAAAAAACATATTTTCATTGGAAGAGAGTGAAGTAATATCGAAGTCCATTAGAACATTATCACTACCAAGTAGTGAACCACAAAATACGAATCTAAAAGAAAATAATTAAATTAACAATAGAAATATGAAAGTATCATTAGAAAACATAGAAGGTATTATCGTAAAGGATAACGAAACATACACATTAGAAGACAATAATTATTTAGAAAACCTAACTCTTTCTAGAACAGTCCTTAAACCAAAACAATCCACAAGAGGACATTTTCACGAAAATCAAGAAGAAGTTTATATTTTCACCAGTGGTGTTGGTATTATGACAATCGGTGAAGAAAAATATCAAGCTTTAGAAGGGGACACTTTTCTAATTCCTAAAGGTAAATTCCACCGAGTAGAAAATGAATCAGAAATATGGGATTGTTGTTTTACTTGCATATTTGAAAAATATGACAGAAGTGGGGACGAAGCAAACTACAACTTAAAATAAAATAATTATTATGACAAATTATAAAGAACTACGACCTTGGGGTGAGTTTGAAGTTTTATTAGATACTGAGTATTGTAAAGTAAAACAAATTACTGTTAAACCATATGAAACATTAAGTATGCAATATCATAATCAACGAAGTGAGGTATGGACTATAGTACAAGGAGAAGCTAATATTCAGATAGATGATGCAACATATAATCTACAAAAAGGAGAAACAGTAAATATACCACTACAAGCAAAACACAGAGTATCTAACTTAAATGATATTGATTTAATATTCATTGAAACACAATTAGGTAGTTATTTCGGAGAAGATGATATTATAAGAATAGAAGATAAATACGGAAGAATATAACAGAAGAGGGAACTCCTCAAACCACAACTTAAAATAAAATTTTATTTGATTTACGAATATTCTCATCTCCCCACATAGGTTGGAGATTTTCCAATGCCCAACATTTCATAAACTCCTTATCCCCCATTTCTTCAATATTAAACGAAGTGATAGGTAGTTTGTGGTCCACGTGCCACTCACCGTAGTTATCCCAAGTCATTGTATCCTTAAATTGTGACTCCAAATGTATAATCAACTCCTCAGGAGTGTACTGTAGGATGTCAAAATAATGTCTATTCTTCTCTACGTTACTCTCCTTCAATACCTGATAGATTGCAGTTCTGAAATTGGAGATTAATTTATAGAGGGGGTCACTCGCTTTACGATTTCTTTCGTAGTCACGTTTTATCTGTCTAATTTTGTCGGGGTTATTCTCTCGATATTCTTTAATGTACTTATTCCACTTATCTTTATTCTCCAAAAACCATTTTTTTGATTTTTCGGACATATATTCTTTATTCTTATCTCTCCATTTTTTGTCTGAAATTTTTTTTCCGCCAAAAAATCTTCTTCCTGACGGACCCATAACAATACCATTTTCTTTTAATATTCTTAAAATAGTTGGTTTACTAATACCTGTCTTTTCCGAAATAGTATGGGAACCTAAAAGTTCTTCATTATACATTTTTAAAATGTTACCTATCTGTTCTGTTGTTAGAGTAATTTTCTTCATAATAATAAATATAATTATAATACCAAAAAATCTGTTATAACGGTAAAGATATAAAAAAAAAAGGAACAATTTCTTGTTCCTTTTTTATTTTATTTAAGAAAATGATTATCTCAATTCTTGTAAGTCGAATGTTCTAACACCATCAACTTGAATACGTCCGTAAAAACGATTGTTCACCATTTTTTTCGCGTATCTTGTCATAATCCCTTTAATTGGTGTAAAGTTGAATGGATTATACATTGTTGGAGTTAATTGTAACGGTACGTACGGTGCGTAGATGTAACCAGTGTCTAACAATGATGTACCTTTGTGTCCCAATAACACTGTGTTAGGTGGGAAGTAAGGGTCACGGAATACTTGGTAACGTCCTGCTAAAGTACCTACTCTTTCAATACCCATATTGTATTGGTCTTGCTCAGGAGCCGCGTTTGATACGTGGAAATACTCTAAATCGTCGAAGATTGCAGAAATTTCAGAAGAAACAACTATCCAGTTAGCTCCACCTCTTAAAGTTGATTTGTGAATTTGAGCTGAGATTTGGTTGATTGCAGTAATCAAAGTTTGGTTCCAATCTTTTTGAGTATAAGATGTTGTAGCAGATAATCTCTTCCATCCGTTGTAATCCCATCTTAAAGACCAAGCCGCACCTTTACGTAAATCTCTTAAGATTTCACGGTCGATTTCAGCAGCAACTTGTTCAGATAATAAAGCTGTTAATTCAGCCTCAGCATCGATGTTGTGGAAAGCAGCAACGTCTTGAGCTAACTCAGGAGACCATTGTGCTCTTAATTTTCTTTCAGTAACAGAAACTGTAACAGATTCTAAATCGAAAGAAACCTCACCAATTTTATCTTCAAATTCTAATTCTTGGTAACGTCTGTAAACAGTAGTGAAAGATGTCGCTGAACCTGCAGAGAAAACTGTAGTTCCGCTATATCCGTCTAATGTTTCTGCTCCACAAGTAGCACATACTGGACATTGTAAGTCAATTTCTAAATAGATTTTACCAGTTGCCGAACAAATGTCATAGTATGAACCACCACCTCCTGATGGGAATGAAGTACTTCGGTTTTGACCATATTGTACGATACCTTTACCATATTGTTGAGTAACAACTCTGAATGGTAAAGAACCTGATAAAGTTGCACAAGTAGTTTGAGCCGATAAACCTGCACTAGCGATAATGTGTAAATCAGATAAGAAAGCTTCTGAGTCCATTTCGTTACCATCAGGTCCAATTAATTTACCAGCACCACCACTTGTAAAACCAGTAACTTCCACAAGAAGTTTTCTAGTTTCACCTGTAACAGATGTACGTGTAACTAAATCACCATTTGACCATTGAACTATCTTTGTAGATGCGGTAATTGCAGTCCATTGACCTTTTGAATAGTCAAATAAACCAGCAGGATTTAAACTTGGTTCAGAACCTTCATAGAATAAATCATAAAGATTTTTTTGGTAGTAGTTAGTACCACCAGCTGCAGGGTATCCAGCTTCAGGGTCACCAGGATAGTTACCTGGAGAACCTACAGGTGCGTAGTGTGTAGTTGATTGATTAGCAGTATCCCAAGGTGCTGTACCTCCTGTGTATCCTTGGATACGTGGTACGAAATAGAATAATTTACCAATTGGTAAGTTCATAGCTTGTACAGACACGATGTCGTTAGCTAATAATTTTGAGAATACTCTTCTTACGATAGGAAATACAACTGTTTCGAATGAACCAGATGAATCTGTCGCAGATGCCTCGTTGATTAAGAATGAAGCTTGGTTTTCATATAACTGTGCTACGTTCTCTCTTAAGTGACCTTTAAGACCTTCTAAAAAGCCTAATTTGTCCCATTTGTTGATTGTGTCTTCTTTAATAACTTTAAGGTGTTTTAACCCGATGTTACCTACAAGACCTGATTCTAATAATGCTCCCATTTTAGTATTTGTTTTGTTTTAATTTATTTATTTTATTTATTTAACGACATTCATTTTTGTCATTAAATCCTTCATTCGCATGAATTGAGGATTTTCATAAGTTTTAGATTCCATAAGGTTGATAGCTGAACCTGAAGCTGGAGTTTTTTCAATTTTGTGTTGGAAAGACTCTTTTACTACAGTTGTACCCCCTTGGTTTCCTAACTCATCTTTTATTGTTTTGTAAAGAGATTTTGACTCTTTCAAAGATTCAACTGAATCAAATCTTCTTAAGATGTTAATTTTTTCATTTTTAGTTGTAGAATGTTCAGTGAATAATCTCGTAGCGTATGCTAAGTTTGAATTAAATACTGCAACTTCATTTAACTTACTTCTGAAAATGTTTAAAGCTTTTCTGTACTCTTCGTTTCTTTCTCTTAAAGTAACTAATTCAGTCTCTAAACCTTCAACTCTTAAGTGTTGAGGTGCTGCTCTTGGTTTGTCTAAACCGTTTCTACCCCATCTTTTACCGTTACCTAAAGTTCTTGATGCTTCAGTAGTTTCACCACCTTTAACCATCATAGGTTTTTTCATCATAGGTTTTTTCATCATAGGTTTTTTCATTCCTGTCATGTCATCACCTTCTTTAAACTCGAATTTAGGTTTACCAGTTCCTTTAGTAGGGTTTGCGTGTTTCATTTTTTCTTTGAAACCTCCTGTTGGTTTGTTATAACTAAATTTAGCTTTACCCATTCCAACACCTTTTGCTTTGAATCCTTCAGTTGTTTCCATTTTTTGGAATTTAGCGTCTTCGTCTTCATCTTCCTTTGTGAATTCAAAAGAAAAATCTTCTTCTTCATCATCATCATCACTGAATTCATTACCAATTTCAATTTCTTCGAAGTCATCGTCTCCACCCATTTCAATTTCAAACATAAGTTTGTTTTCGTCTTCGTCTTCGTCTTCATCTTCCTTTGTGAATTCAAAAGAAAAATCTTCTTCTTCATCATCATCACTGAATTCATTACCAATTTCTTCGAAGTCATCGTCTTCACCCATTTCAAACATAAGTTTGTCTTCGTCTTCCATGTTCATATACATTTCATCTTCACTTTCACCCATTTGGATTTTGTATTCCACGTCAGCGTCAGTATCTTCAAGGTCAATAATATTACCATCTTTTTTAATGATGATACCATCTTGCTCACCCATAGCCTTGAAAACTTTTAAAATTTCTTCGTCAGAAGCTTTTGTTAAGTCGATTGGTTCTTCGTCTTCGTCATCCATAGTAGGAAATTCGAATTCTTCTTCATCATCGAACTCGTCGTCCATTGGTAATTCATTATCATCTTCATCTTCATCACCCTTTTCAATATCAAGCTCGTCTTGTTCGCCAAGCTCATTGTCCGTGTATGAATCAAATTCAGAATCATCTTCAGTCTTTAAAGACTCTTTTACTAATTCGCTGATTTCTTCCTTCATTGTTGAAGCAAGTATTCCTTTTGCATTTTCAGAAACTACATTCTCCAAACTTTTCATTTGGATAAGTGCTTCTTCTACAAGATTTTGTTTTTCTGCCATTTTTTTTAATTGGTTTGTATATAAATATTTCCAAATACCAAAAAAACCTAACTTAACGGTATTGTTAAATTAAATTTTTTAATATTTGAGTTTATTTTGTTTATTTTGGTAATTTATTTTACTTGTCGGAGTGTGTCTGAAATGATATCTATAAATATATACATAAATAAAAAAGGAGGACTTATGTCCTCCTTGGTTTAAAGTTTTTTAAATTAGTTATTCAATAACTTCGTCTATTTTACTCTCAGATACTGCAGTTATTCTCCATTCTTGGGAAAACGACTGATAACGTTGGGTTACTTTCGCCTCAACATCTGTTACTGAGAATCCTCTAACAAGTTTCTCTTCTCTAATTTTTTTAATTTTACCCGTATTGTCGTCAGGTAAATCATACTGAATTTTTGCTACAAAATATTTTTCGTCCATATTAATTATTTTCCCAAATAATGAGATAATTTTTTCATTAAGTCAAGCGATTTGTTTCCTGAACCTAAATCAACACCTGTTGCTCTTGAAATTTGTGCTTGTTTTTCTTCATCTAAGTTCTCTTCATACTTACTTCTATCCTCAGGATTTGTAAATAAATACGCTCCTGGTGTTGATGGTGAAGATACTAAGTCAAAACATATTAATTCAAAATCGTCTTGTACTTCATTTTGTTCCCCCTTTTTAGCTAACGAACCAACTCCTCTTGAAGAGATACCTAAAGTAACTCCTTGTCTTAGGTAGTTTGCCGCCATATCACCTTTACAAGAGATAATACCTCTCTCGTGGAAACCAGGTGATGTTAACAGTCTTAATTTACCCATTAAGATGTTTCCATCCCACCATATGTCAGTAATGTCGTGAGATACTCTATCTAAGTCAATTAAAGATGATTCAGGGTGATTAAGTTCTGAAAGAGCGGTACCTTTAGCAATTGCTTTTTTGTAATTATCGGATTCTCTTTTTAAGATTCTTTCAGGATAAACTCTACCATTTCTATTTGGGGTATTATATTTTTGTAATACCGCATAGAATTCAAATGGTTTTGAATAATCTAAAAAGTTTTTCTTACTTTCTTTTATAATTTCAGAATTGAATTTGTCTGTAGGATTAACCCATCCAGCGTCATATTCTATCAATATTCCTTTACCTAATTCATTTGGTGCTAATATTTTCATTATATCTTTTCATTATAAATATATTGAATCTATTAAACTTGTTCAATTTCTTTCTTTGTTAGGCTAAAATTAAAGGTATTGTTTTTTGTAAAATTTTCTTTGATGATTGAATCTATTATTTTTTTAATTGAATTCTTTAATTCATAATCCTTAAACTCTATGACAATATCTTTGGGATATAGATAACATTCCAAGTTTAAAAATGATTTTTTGTTTGATTGGATTCCACTTGAACGTAAGTCTAAGTCGACAATAAATTTATCGTTAAATATAATTTTGTCTATGGAATTAAGGACTGTGTGTTTAATTGACCTTGAGAGGAAGTTTACTGCTCGTGTAGGAGAGTCGATATCAATTTTTGGCTTAGCCCAAGTTTGAATGTTTATGTAGATTGATTTTAAATTTTTGTTGTCTACCGTTCCGTAATTAATTTTAAAATCTCGGTGACTTAAAAGTTTTACACTTTTTCCTTTTTTCATTATGTAACATATTGTTTCTGTTTATTTGTTAAAATAAAAATAAACAATAAATGTTAATATGTCAAAATTTTTAATATCTTTGCGGAGTTATAAACTCTCGTTAAGTGTTTTTAACTTAATTAATGAAACTGAATCTATCTTATCATTCTTGATTTTCGATATTGTTTCATTGATTTGTGAAACAACTTCTTTTTCAGATGTCTTAGTCAATTTCTCTAATTTCTCAATAACCATTTCGCTTAATACTTCATATCTTTTAGATAATTCATCTTTACTTAATGTGGAGTATTTTTTAATGGTTGCTAAATCTTCTTCATTTAATGTCGTTAAATAATTACTAAGAGTATTATTTGCAACCTCAACCATTTTTTCTAATGGAAGGTTAACTTGTTCAACTTCAACTTTTTTAGAAGTTAATCTTTTAACAATGTTTTGTTTTTCTTTAATAATATTTTCAATGATGAATGTGTTTTTAGATAACACAGTATCAATGTCGGAATAATTGTTTTCACATTTAACATTTTTAACCCACTCGTTAAGTTTTTTAAGAGAGGTTTTGTTAATTGTGTTTTGAGAATATAAATTAATACATTCGTCTAAATAATCTTCAGCAAATTCTTTAATAAAACCCTTTTCTTTACTCAATTCTTCGTAAAGATGGTAAGACATTCTAACTTCTTTATTACCTAAAACTAATGATTTAAAGTTTTTAATTTCTTTGTTAAAAGTACCGTTATTGTACGATTCAACAAGTATATTTTCTATTTTTGATTTTAATAATCCGAATTCCATATTAAGTTTGTTTTACAATAAATATCAACTATTCAGTAGTTTATCCAATTCATCTTCAATATCCCCTAATGAATTACTTCCTCTTGATAAATCAATGAAAGAATCTTCCGACATTAAATCATCATTTTCCAATAATATATTTAAATTTTCTTTCTTAGTTTTAGACTCAGGTGTAATTCCAGCTGATTCCGATTCAGGTTCTGGTGGTAATCCACCTCCTCCAAAATCAGATGGTGGAGGTGGAGGTGTACCTCCTTCTCCACCCATTTCTTCACCAGGTTGAGCATTTTCCGTAGAACCGCTACTACTACCACCATATAATTTATCGATAGTGTCGAAAATACCTGTTTTGGTGATTACAGTTGGAGTTGCCTCAAGTTCAGTTGCAACCGCTTTCTCTAATCTTTGTTGTTGTAAATCTAATCTAATTTCTTCATCAGAGAATCCTAAGATATGTTTTTTAGCCCAAGAAACTGATACAGGTGCAATACCTTCGACTTTAGCAACCGCATCTTTGTATAGTAATATTTTTTCTTTCCAAACATCAACTTTTAATAAATCAGCTTGGGTTGACGGATTAGATAAATTTAAAGTGAAATTAGATAACTCGTCCTCAAATCCTAATAAAAATAAATGTATGATTGCGACTTTATTAAGTTCTGCTAACATACTTTTTTGAATTCTATTAATTGTACGAGCAAAACGAATATCTTGTAATGATAAATTTTTACCATCACCAACAACTTCTTCAAACCCTAAAAATGCTTTAGGTACACGAAGAGCTGTTAATAATTTCTTTTGAATATATTCGATATCGGCAATCTCAGAAAGGTTTTGAGCACCTGGTAATGTAGTTATTGGGTCAGGTGCCGCTGAGTCACGAACAGGGATAAAATAATCTTGGTCTACCGCCATTTGGTTAAACCTCATATCCACATTTCCTGTTTTATGGTCAACAACTTGGTCTCTTTTAAATTTGTTTGCAACACGTTGTACATACGCTTCAACGTCCTTCTCATCCATATTACCAACAAAAACTTTAAACATTCTTCTCTCAGGAGCTCTTGATGTACGATAAATTAACATCGCGTCCTCCGATAACAATAATTGTTTCCAAATACGTCTTGCCTTCTCAAGCATTGACGTACCGTAAGGAAGTTTTCTATCATCACCTAATAAACGGAAATGAGCGATTTCCCAAGTGTTAAAGGTTAGGTCTTTGTTTTTCCAATTAAAAGATAATGC